ATGACCAAGGAAACCAAGATGACGCCGGTCTCGGCGGAAACCCGGGCCGCGCTGGGCGAGGTGCTGGCCGCTTTCGAGGCCTTCAAGGAAGCCAATGATGCCCGCCTCGACGAGCTCGACGCCAAGGCGTCCTCCGATGTGCTGCTGGACGACAAGGTCGCCCGCATCGACGCCGCCCTGACACAGCAGAAATCCGCTCTCGACCGCCTCCTGCTCGACCGGGCCCGCCCCGGTCTCGACGGCGCTGCAGCCAATGCCGGTTCGGCGGCCTGGTCGGACTATATGCGCCGCGGCGATGCGGCCGGGCTCAACGAGGCCAAGTCGGCCAGCGCGGGCTCGGACGCCGATGGCGGCTATGTCGTGCCGGCGGAGACCGAAGCGCGCATCGATCGCCTCCTGACCGAAGCCTCGCCGATCCGCGCCATCGCCTCGGTGCGCCAGACCTCGGCCGGCATCTTCCGCAAGCCGGTGTCGAAAGGCGGCGCCGCCACGGGCTGGGTCGCCGAGACCGCCGCGCGGCCGGAGACGGACAGTCCGACGCTGGACCTGATCGATTTCCCCTGCGCCGAGCTTTACGCCATGCCGGCCGCCACCCAGCAATTGCTCGACGACGCCATGGTGGATATCGAGCAATGGCTGGCCGAGGAGGTGCGGGATGTGTTCGCCGTCCAGGAGGGTGCGGCCTTCGTCTCCGGCAACGGTTCGGGCAAGCCGCGCGGCTTCCTCGACTACACCAAGGCCGCCGAAGGCAATCAGGCCTGGGGCGAGATGGGCTATGTCGCGACGGGTACGGATGGCGGTTTCGATGCCGGCGACCCGGCCGACGCGCTGATCGATCTCGTCTATGCGCCCAAGACCGCCTATCGCGCCCGCGGCCGTTTCGTGATGAACCGTCAGACCGTCTCCGCCGTGCGCCGCTTCAAGGATGCCGACGGCAATTATCTCTGGCAGCCCTCGCTGTCGGAGGCCGGCACCTCCACCCTGCTGGGCTATCCCGTCACCGAGGCGGAAGACATGCCCGATATCGGTTCGGACGCCTATGCCATCGCCTTCGGCGATTTCGAGAAAGGCTATCTCGTCGTCGACCGCCAGGGCGTGGAAGTGCTGCGCGATCCCTATTCCGCCAAACCCTACGTCCTCTTCTACACCACCAAACGCGTCGGCGGCGGCGTACAGGACTTCGAGGCCATCAAGCTGTTGAAGTTCGGGACGTCGTAGAGGCGCCCGCCCACCCTTCCTTGTCATCCCGGCCGGATGCCCCGCGCAGGCGGGGCGCAGCGCCGGGACCCATACGCACCGCTTCTGGCTGCAAGCAGGCTCGTTATCCGCGCCAGCCGGACGATCACCGGGGTTATGGGTCCCGGACTTACGCCCGGCTCAAGGCCGGGCATCCATCCGGGATGACAATACGTTTTGCGAGGTCCCAGAATGTCCCTCACACTCCTCACTCCGCCATCCGCGGAGCCTGTCACGCTGGCCGAGGCGAAGCTGCGGTTGCGCATCGGCAATGATGTGCATGACGATGCGATCAACCAATGGATAGCGGCGGCCCGTGAACGCGTCGAGCGGGAAACGGGGCGGGCGCTTCTCGCCCAGACCTGGGTCGAGCGGCGGGACCGCTGGGACGGGGACGGGCGGCTGGCGGCTTTCGGGACGCAGTTCCGATTGCCCAGACCGCCCCTGATCGCCCTGGAGGCGGTCACCACATATCACGCAGACGGCACGCCGTCGGATCACGATCCGGCGGCGTTTTTCGTGGACACGATGGCCGATCCGGGGCGCATCGCGCTGAAGCCGGACACGGTCTGGCCCGAGCCGGGCCGTGCTGTGGGCGGGATCGAGATCCGCTTCCGCGCCGGCTATGGCGACCAGCCTGCCGATGTGCCCGCGCCGCTGCGCGAGGCGATCCTGCAGCTGGTCAAAGCCATGTCGGAGGGCGGCGAAGCCCTGCCGCCGGTGGCGGACAGCCTGATGGCGCCCTATCGCCGGGTGGCGCTGTGAGCGGGCCGGAAGCGGGCCTGCGCGCGGTGATCGATGCGGCGCTCAAGGCCGATCCGGCGATCCGGGCGGTGCTGGGCGATCCGGTGCGGCTGACCGCCCGGCGCGACCGCCGCACGCCCTATCCCAATGCCAGCTGGGGCCGGATCGAGACGGTGGAGACCGGCGCCGACGGCGTCGCCCTGCTGGAATGCCGGCTGAGCCTGGACATCTGGTGCCGCGATGCCGATCCGGCCGAACTCCTGGGCCCGCTGCGCACGGCACTGGCCGGGTTCGACATCGACCTGCCGGAACCCTGGACACTGCTCTCGCTTCTGCCCGCCTACAGCGATGTCTTCGCCACCCGCGACACCGATATCCGCCGCGGCCTGATCCGCCTGAAAGCGGTGATGGGGCGGGTGGGGTGAGACACGTTCGCTCGTCCTCCCCCTTGATGGGGGAGGGGGACCACGGCGCTGCCGTGGTGGAGGGGGTGGGGGCGAGGTGTTTGAACGGGCGAACGCCGGGCTTCACCCCTTCCGACCCGAGGCTCCGCCTCGGCCCACCTTCCCCGTCAAGGGGAAGGATGTTTGCGCTTCAAAATTCAAGACAAGGAAATCCACTATGACCCTCCAATCCGGGCGCGATGTCCTGTTGCGGATCGGCGACGGCGGTGCGCCGCCGGCCTATGCCGCGGCTGCCGGGCTGCGCATGAAGACGATCTCGCTGAATGCGAGGACGGTGGATGTCACCCATGCCGACAGTGCCGATGGCTGGCGCGAATTGCTGGCCGGCGCGGGGGTGAAATCCTGTTCCGTCTCCGGCGCAGGCGTCTTAGTCGATGCGGCCGCCGATGCGCAGGTGCGCCAGGCCTTTTTCGACCAGGCGGCGCGCGACTGGCAATTGGTGATCCCGGGCTTCGGCACCATCACCGGCCCTTTCCTGGTCGCCAGCCTGGATTATTCCGGCCGTCATGATGGTGAGGCGGCCTGGGCGATGACCCTGGCTTCGGCCGGCGCGCTCACCTTCGAGGCGCTCTGATGGCCAATCCCGTGCGCGGCGAGGTGGAGCTGGTGGCCGGCGGCGAGACGCATGTCCTGTGTCTTACTCTGGGTGCGCTCGCCGAGATCGAGACGATCTGCGCCGATGGCGCACCGATGACGGCGACCCGTCTTCTTGCGGTGCTTGAGGCGCTGATGCGCGGCGGCGGGTCGACGCTTACGGCCCGCGAGATCCGCGCCCTGCCGCTGGACATGGAGACCGCCGCCGGCGCCGTGGCGGCCTGTTTCGAACGGGCGGGCGCGTGACCGGCGCCATGGACTGGCCGGCCGCGCTGCGCCTTGCCGTGCGGCTGGGCCTGGCGCCACACGCCTTCTGGCAATTGAGCCTGGCGGAATGGCGCGCCCTGACCGGCGGCGCCGCGCCGGCGCTCGACCGGGCGGCGCTCGATGCCCTTCTTCAACGCTATCCGGACCCCTCATCATGACCGATTATTCCGACCGGGCCGGCGAGGCCCTGCAGACGCTGGCCGACGGGCCCGCCCGCCAGGCGGCGGATGCCATCTCCGCCGCCTTCGAACGCACTGGCGAGAGCATCGAGCAGGCGCTGGGCCGGGCGGCGCGCTCGGGCGAGACCAGTTTTTCCCGCATGACCGATGCCATCCTGCGCGATCTGGCGCGGCTGGCCGCCGAACAGCTGATCGAGAAACCGCTGGAAGGCGCCATCAATCGCGCCCTGTCCGGTCTTGACCTGTTCGGCGCGCGGGCCGGGGGCGGACCGGTGACACCGGGTGGCGCCTATCTGGTCGGCGAGCGGGGACCGGAGCTGTTCACGCCCGCCAGTGCCGGCGAGATCGGTCCGGCCGGGGCGCCGAACGTCACCGTCAACCTCGTCCTGCCGCCGGGCGGCGATGTGCGGGCCGTCGAAGGCTCGCAGACCCGGATCGCACGGGCACTGGCCCGGGCCGTTGCCCGGGGGAGCCGCTGGTCATGAGCGCGTTTCACGAGATCCGCTTTCCTTTCGCCATCGGGCTGGGCGCGTCGGGCGGGCCGGAGCGGCGCACCGAGATCGTCACCCTGGTCTCCGGCCGCGAGGAGCGCAATTCGCCCTGGGCCAATTCCCGCCGCCGCTGGGATGCCGGGCCGGGTATCGCTTCGCTGGACGATATCCACACCTTGCTGGCCTTCTTCGAGGCGCGACAGGGCCGGCTGCACGGTTTCCGCTTCCGCGACCCGCTGGACAATCGCTCCCGCGCGCCCTCGGTCCAGCCATCCCCGGCGGACCAGGTGCTGGGGACGGGCGATGGCGGGACGGCCGCCTTCCAGCTGGTCAAGCATTATGCCAGCGGTGCGCAGAGCTGGACCCGTACGATCGGGAAACCGGTCGAGGGATCGGTGCGCGCCGCCATTGACGGTGTGGAGACCCCCGTCACCACCGATCACACGACCGGCCTCATCATTTTCGACACCCCGCCCGCACCGGGCGCCGTGATCACCGCCGGCTTCGCCTTCGACTGCCCGGTCCGCTTCGACACCGACCGCCTCGACATCGCCCTCGACACAATCGGGGCCGGGGCAGTGCCGCATGTGCCGCTGGTGGAGCTGATTTAGGCGTCATCGCCGGCGGCGGTGTTTTCCCCCTCATCCGCCCTTCGGGCACCTTCTCCCCCAGGGAGAAGGGGTTTTCGCAACACGCTCCGCCGGAACTCCCTCTCCCCGGGGAGAGGGTTGGGGAGCGGGGGGAGACACCGCCGCGGACATTCCGAAAGGACATCCCATGCTCACGCTTTCCCCTGCGCTCGAGGCCGCGCTGGCTTCGGGGGTGACGACGCTGTGCTGGTGCTGGCGGGTGACGCGCCGGGACGGGCCGGTGTTCGGCTTTACCGATCATGATCGCGACCTGACCGTGGACGGGCTGGTTTTCCTGGCCGGGTCCGGCTTTGGCGGTGCCGACCGCGAGTGCACGGCCGGGTTTGCGCCGGGCCAGACCGGGCTTGCCGGCGCGCTGGATGCGGAGACGGTGACGCAGGCCGATCTGGAGGCCGGGCTGTGGTCCGGGGCGCTGGTGGAGATCCTGCGGGTGGACTGGTCGGCGCCTGAGACTTTCGTGCGCACGGCCCGGGGCGAGCTGGGTGAGATCCGCTGCCGTGACGGCCGGTTCGAGGCGGACCTGCTGGGGCCGGCCCACCGGCTGGAGACGATGACGGGCCGGGTGTTCGCCCGCCGCTGCGATGCGGAACTGGGCGATGCGCGCTGCGGCGTCGATGCGGGGCATGGCGGCTTCGCGCTGGGCTGCGACAAGCGCTTTGCCACCTGCCGCGACCGTTTCGCCAATACGCTGAATTTCCGCGGCTTTCCCTACATGGTCGGCAATGACATGCTGCAGGCCTCGCCCGCCAGCGAGCCGGTCCGCGATGGTGGATCGCGGGGGCTCGTGTCATGAGCCGGGCGCAGGTGCTGAAGGAGGCGCGGACCTGGCTGGGCACGCCCTATTGCCACCAGGCCAGCCGCCGCGGGGCGGGGTGCGACTGTCTGGGTCTGGTGCGCGGCGTCTGGCGGGCGCTGTATGGCGCCGAGCCGGAGAGCGTGCCCGCCTATACGCCGGACTGGGCCGAGGTGGCGGGCGAGGAAACGCTGCGCGATGCGGCCATGCGGCATCTCGTGGAGATCGATCGCGCCGCCGCGCGGCCCGGCGATGTCCTCCTCTTCCGGCCCGACCTGGCCGGTCCCGCCAAGCATTGCGCCATCCTCTCCGCCCGCGACCGGATCATCCACGCCTATTGGGGGCGGGCGGTTGCCGAGACGGCGCTGTCGCCCTGGTGGCAGCGGCGCTGCGTGGCGGCCTTCGCCTTTCCCGAATGCGAAGCTGACCAGCCCGCACGGTCGCTGGCCGAGCGGGTGTTTGGGCCGTCCTAGACTCACCCCCTTCGACCTCACCCGGCCCCTGGCCGGGGTTCGGCCACTTCCCCCGCTGACGCAGGGGAAGCCTTGTTCAGGGCTCGCCCCGCTCGCGGGGGAGCTGTCCGCGTCAGCGGACTGAGGGGGCGGCGCGAAGCGGCGCAGAGCGCGGCAGCGCGCAATCTCGCAAAAGCACAGGACACGAAATCCATGGCGCAACTTGTTGTGACGGCCGGGCAGGCCGCGCTGAGCGGGGTGCAGGCGCTGGCCCCGGCGCTCGCTTCGACGGCCGCGAATGCGGCGGTGAATGCGCTGCTGGCGCCGCATCGCGAAGGGCCGCGGCTGAGCGAGCTGCCGGTGCAGACCTCGACCGACGGGGCGCCGATGGCGCGGGTCTGGGGGCGGGGGCGGATCGCCGGCCAGGTGATCTGGGCGTCGCGCTTCTCGGAGCACCAAAGCGAGAGCGGTGGCGGCAAGGGCGGGCCGTCGCGCACCGATTACAGCTATTCCATCTCCTTTGCCGTCGGCCTGTGCGAAGGAGAAGTCTCCGGTATCGGCCGTATCTGGGCCAATGGCAGCCTGCTGGACCGCTCGCGCTATCCGGTCCGCCTGCATGCCGGGGCCGGGGACCAGGCGCCCGATGCGCTGATCCAGACCATCGAGGGCGCGGATGCGCCGGCTTTCCGGGGCACCGCCTATGCGGTGATGGAAGACTGGCCGCTCGACGCCTTCGGCAATCGCATCCCCAATCTCTCCTTCGAGGTCTTCCGCCCGGTGCGCAATGCCGGTCTGGAGCGGCAGGTGCGGGCGGTCAATCTCATCCCCGGCTCGGGCGAGTTCGCCTATGCCGTCGAACCGGTGATGCGCGAACTGGGCCCGGGGCACGAGGCCGCCGAGAACGCCCATAACGGCCGCGGTCTGACCGATATCGTGGCGGCGCTGGACGATCTGGAGCGGGGCCTGCCGGCCTGCCGGTCGGTGCAGCTGGTCGTCGCCTGGTTCGGCACCAGCCTGGACTGCGGTGCCTGCGAAATCCGTCCGGGTGTGGAGACGCGCGACAAGGTCACGCGGCCGCTGGACTGGTCGGTGGCCGGGACCGGACGGTCCGGCGCGCACCTGATCTCGCAGGCCGATGGCCGTCCCGTCTATGGCGGCACGCCGGACGATGCCTCTGTCATCGCCGCGATCCGGCATCTCAAGGAGCGCGGCTATGCCGTCACCCTCTATCCCTTCATCCTGATGGACATGCCCGGCTATCCCTGGCGCGGCCGGATATCCGGTCCCGACGGCAGTCCTGATGCCGCCGACGATGTCGCCGCCTTTTTCGGCACGGCTGCGGCAGAGGATTATGCGGTCTCGGGGGATGCGGTGGCATATGCCGGGCCGGGGGAGTGGCGCTTCCGGCGCTTCATCCTGCATTGCGCCGCCCTGGCAAAGGCCGCCGGCGGGGTGGACGGGTTCCTGATCGGGTCGGAAATGGTCGGGCTGACGACGCTGCGCGATGCGGCCGGCACCTATCCCGCCGTCGATGCGCTGTGCGATCTGGCGGGCGCCGCGCGCAGCCTGCTGGGCAGTGGTGTGCGCCTGTCCTATGCCGCCGACTGGACCGAGTATCACAGTCACCAGCCCGGTGACGGCGCGAAGATCTTCCACCTGGATCCGTTATGGAGCGACGCGGCCATCGATGCCGTGGCGATCGACTGGTATGTGCCGCTGAGCGACTGGACCGGCGGCGGGGACGAGGCGGATGCCGCGATCGCGACCGGTCCTCACGATCCGGCCTATCTCGCCGCGGGCGTGGCCGGCGGGGAGGGGTATGACTGGTATTATGCCTCTGACGCGGATCGCGAAAACCGGATCCGCACACCGATTGCCGATGGCGCCTATGGCGAGGACTGGATCTGGCGCGTCAAGGATCTGCACGGCTGGTGGTCGAATGCGCATCATGACCGGCCCGGCGGCGTGCGGGCGGCCGAAGCGACCGGCTGGGTGCCGCGGTCCAAGCCGCTCTGGCTGACGGAGGTGGGGTGTCCGGCCGTCGATCTCGGCGCCAACCGGCCCAATGTGTTTCTCGATCCCAAGAGCGATGAAAGCGCGCTGCCCTGGCATTCCAGCGGAACGCGCGACGACCTGATGCAGCGCCGTTATCTGGAGGCCCTGCTGTCGCACTGGGAGGCGGGTGCGAACAATCCCGTATCGCCGGTCTATGGCGGGCCGATGGTCGATCCGGACCTGATCCATGTGTGGACCTGGGATGCCCGGCCCTGGCCCGATTTCCCGACGCGCACCGATATCTGGTCGGACGGTCCCAACTGGGAGCGCGGCCACTGGCTCAACGGACGCGCCGGCCAGGTGCCGGTGGCAGGCATCGTCACCGAACTGGCGGAAGATGCCGGCATGCCGGCGCCCGATGTGTCGGCGCTGGACGATCTGGTCTCCGGCTATACGGTCGACCGGCCGATGAGCGTGCGGGCGGCGCTGGAGCCGCTCGCCGGTCTTCTGGGCTTCGGCGTTTTCGAGCGCGCGGACGGGGTGCATTTCGTGTCGGCCGGGCGTTCCGGTCCGGTCTTCGCGCTGGCCGAGCCGGCGACGGGACCGGACAGCGACCGGCAGTGGACATCGCTGCCGCCGGCCGAGCTGCCGCGCGATGTGGCGCTGGGCTTTTTCGACGACACCGCCGCCTACCGGCCGGGCCGGGTCTCGGTGCGCGAAGCCTTTGGCACCGTGACCACCCTGGCGCAGCAGGTCTGCGTCGTTGCCGACCCGTCGCTGGCGCGCAGCTGGTGCAGTGCGGTGCTGGCCGATCTCGCGCATCAGGCACCGGTGACCGGTTTCAGCCTGCCGCCCTCGGCGCTGGCTGTAGAAGCGGGCGATACGGTTCGGCTCGACACGCAGGCCCTGCAGGTGCTTTCTCTGGATGGTGGCGATGTGCGTCAGACCCGGGCCTGTGCGCCTTCCCTGCGCCGGGCGGCGGTCAGCGGGGCGGACAGCGGTGTCGATGCACCGGGGCCGGCACTGCCCTCGCGGCCGCTGGTCGCGGTGCTGGATATCCCCCTTGTCGCCGGGGCGGAGACGCGGGCCGGGCCCTTGCTGGCGGCCCATGCCGAACCCTGGCCGGGGCGGATCGTCTATCATGCCGGCGGTGCCGCCCGGGCAGAAAGCCGCCAACCGGCGCGGATCGGTGTTCTGACGGACGACCTGCCGGCCGGACCGCCCGCGCGCTGGGACCGGGCGCATGCGGCGGGGATTGAACTCTTTGCCGGCACGCTGGCCGCGCTGCCGCCCGGGGCCGTGCTGGCCGGCGGCAACCGGATCGCGATTGCGGGACCGGACGGGGAGTGGGAAATCCTCGCCTTTGCCGATGCCGAACTCGTTGCGCCGCAGACCTGGCGTGTGCGCACGCTGCTGCGCGGTCTCGACGGAAGCCGGTGTCTGGATCATGCGGCGGGAAGCGAGGTGGTCGTGCTGTCCGGCGTGAGCGATGTCCTGCCTGTCGCCGTGCATGAAACCGGCGCGCCGCTGTCCGTCACGGGCGTGCCCGACGGCCTGCCGGTCCATCACAGCCAGGCGCGAACGGTGGAGTTCGTGCCGCAGCAGCGGCATCTGCGTCCGTTGGCACCGGTCCATCTGCGTGGACGGCAGACGGAGGATGCGCTCGACCTGGCCTGGATCCGGCAGACACGCCTCGGCGGGGACAGCTGGGCGGCCGGCGATGTGCCGCTGGGGGAAACATTCGAGCGCTACCGCATCACGGTGTCGGCAGACGGCGAAACCGGGCTGGAGCTGGAAACCGGAGCGCCCGTCCTGTCCGTGCCGCTGGCGGCCATCGACACGGCGTTCGGCGGGCGTCCGGCAGCGCTCACCGTGAATGTCGCGCAAGTGTCCGACCGCTACGGCCCCGGCGAGACGGTGTCGCTGAGCCTCGACCTGTGAGGTGGCTTTGCGAACCGGGGCAAACCCGCTTACATGAAAGGCGTGTAGACCCCGACCGGTGTGGTAACAGGAAGCATGGACGATCCCTACAAGACGCTGGGCGTCTCCAAGACCGCTTCGGCCGAGGAGATACGCAAGGCCTACCGCAAGCTCGCCAAGGAGCTGCACCCCGATGCCAATCCGGGCAACAAGGATGCGGAAGAGCGCTTCAAGAAGGTCTCGCAGGCCTTCAAACTCCTGTCCGATGCGGAAAAGCGCGCCGAGTACGATGCGGCGGCGCGGGCCGGGTTCGGAGCGGGTATGGGTGGCGCGGCCGGTGCCGGCGGGCGGCGTCCGTTCAATTTCCGCCAATCGCGCCACCAGGGCGCCGATTTCAGCGACATTTTCTCCGACCTGTTCACCGATTTCGGCACGCAGACGCGTCAGCCTCCGCCGCGCAAGGGGGCCGATGTGCGCTATTCGCTGACGGTGGATTTCATGCAGGCCGCCCAGGGCGGCAAGCATCGCGTGGTGCTGCCCGATGGCCGCAAGCTGGAAGTTGCCGTGCCGGCCGGCGCGGCCGATGGCCAGGTCCTGCGACTGCGCGGCCAGGGCGAGGCCTCTGCGGCGGGCGGTCCGGCGGGCGATGCGTATATCGAGGTGAAGGTCTCCGAGCACAAATATTTCTCCCGTGAGGGCGATGATGTGCGGCTGGAACTGCCGATCTCCGTCAAGGAAGCCGCTCTGGGCGCCAAGGTGCGTGTGCCGACCATTGACGGACCTGTGGATCTGCAGGTACCCGCGGGCTCGTCTTCCGGGACGCTGTTGCGGCTGCGCGGCCGCGGATTTGCAACAGCAAAGGGCAAGCGCGGCGACCAGCTGGTGCGGTTGATGGTGGCCTTGCCGGCGAGTGACAAGGCGCTCCGGGATTTCCTGGAAACCTGGACGCCGCCCTCCGGTTACGACCCGCGCAAGGGCATGCGGTCGTGA